TATACTATATTCATTTTGAAAAATTGGAGGCTATTTTAGTACCAGAAAAGGGTCACAGGATAACCCTTCAACTCATACTTGCGTATTCGTGGAAGGTTATCTTGGAAGACTAACGCAGACTTCCTCGCAGAGCTCGTTGTCTTTGTTATATTACTAAGCTCATAATACTCCTCGCAGAGCTCGTAGTATTATTTCACTAAGTAATATACAACCCTGTGTTATTATCAGAGCCTTGAAGAGAGGAAGAGGTCATTCTTGTATAATTTATTATCATACAATCCCCTGTGTCTTATTAGGACCTTATAGTAGTGCTTTAGTGGCTTCTAAGAGCTCATAGAAAGCCCTGTATCCAATTTTAGTGTCTTCTGAGTGGTATTATACTAGGGAAATAAAATAGAGCTCTATAGAGGCTTATATTAGCTCCATAGAATAGTGCTTATGATAGTACCATACAGAGCTATGAGTACAGAGATAGGATTATTCTCTCAGCTCGTTATTACTCGCAGAGAATAATATTCTACTAATATTCATAGATATACTCGCATAGCTCGTATATCCATTCATACAGTAGAATACACAGAACATAAATACGATTTAAATAGTACCTTCGGTACAAGGGATACGAATTATATAAATCCTTATGTACCAAGGCATAGGAGGAATAAATACGAATTAAATCATATTATACGAATTATATCGAATACTAAAAACAAACCGTTCGGTCGGTTTTTAAATAGATATGAATGGTGAATAGGGGAATTGGGATGGGACAAGCCCAGTTCATTTTTTAATTGGGTATGAGAGAATGGTGAGACGAATAGGGGAGCGATTGGTATATACTATGATATTTTAGTACTAAAAATTTTTGAATGGTGAATGGGGCATATTTGGTATAATATATATGCCTAATAATTTTTAATTGGTGGATAGGGAAATCAGCCCTCCCTCCCTGCCTCCCTCTTTTTTAATCGACCTTTTTCTTTATACCTTTTTAACCAAGGAAAAATATACCACTTCTTTTTACTAAAAAGTAAAGGGTAAGGTAAAGAGGTGCTTACGTACGTAAGTAAAAAGCTTTCGTTAGTAAGTGAGGGAAGGTGTTTCGTTTATGGTAGAAAAAGTTACGAACGAAAGAAAAAAACTTTCTCCCGAAATGTCAAATATATGTGACAGCAAAAATCCATTCATTTTTCACCCTCCCACTTGCCATACACTTATAGCTAAAAACTATAACAACTAATAGTTATTTACTATAAGGTAAAATGCATAAAAGTTGTTGACTACAAGGTTAGAAGATGGTATAATGGTTTTACCGAGATAAGGAAAGGGGCTAATGAGACCTGAGTATCAGTGGCTATCCACTAACTATCCTGTCCTTTGAAAATTGAATAAAGACAAGGGAAAACAAGCGCCCTACTGAAAGACTTGTAAAGACTTAGCGGATTAGCTAGCACGTGACCGGAAGAGGTAACTACGTAAGAGAGTAAGATAGCTTGCTCAGCGACTACTTAGCCAGTGCAAAGGCGCTACTAGTGAAAGCTAAGCCACTCAACAACTTATTAGCTAGTGCACTATAGCAAAGCCCAACATATAAAGCAATGAGCCTCTGACTATGCAAGATATACTGTTAGTTTGAATATATAGCCTCCTGTGCTATCACTATCAAACAATAGGACAGTCACTACTTACAGACATCAAGCCCATTGCTTCGACGTTCAAATAATTGGAATTGCTTGCACTAGCTCACGAACGAAATAATATTATATATCAATAAAACCGCTGTGTCTGTAGGGTTAAAGACTGACAGTCCGAACGAGTACGCAGGCACTATTAAATAATAAATATGCAACCGCATATATCCGCTAGGATATATTGAGGCTTTAGGAGTGTAACAGTTCCTAAAGTCATAGCCCGAACACAAGGGCATAATAATTAAAAAGGAGTCATGCACTATGACAAAATCAATTAAAATCACAAGAACAGCCCTGACTGTTCAAATCAGCTTTGACAAGGGAGACATTTCCCTAACCTTCCTAGATGAAAAGGTTCTGACTATGTTCATTGACCTTTACAAAGACACTAACGCTGAGCTCTACATGCTCATTAGTGACTTTATGAACGCAGAACTCATCACAGGAGAAGCAGGCGCAGACTATCCAGAATGTGCTTATCTTGATCGTAACTATATTGAGTTCATGCCTCTACTAGAAGAGGTGGACAAATGAAAAAACTACTAGCAGGGCTCACAATAGCCCTCATCTTCTGTGTCTGGGGTTGGGCTCAGTCTCAGCCTCACACAGGGCAGATAATGGCTAAATTTAACCAACAAGGCACTTATTTCTTGCAAGTCGTAGGGGACAATGGAGAGCTTCTCAATATCCCTACAGACTACGAAACCTATACAGCCTCACAGAAGGGGCAAATGATACCGCAATAACATTTCAATAATTTAAAATCAATGAGGGGTTATCCTCATAATAATTCACTTAAAAGAGGTAAATATCATGGAAACTTTCACAATCAACGAACTTTTGAACCGCTACTTTAATACAGACGCAATCGAATTAGGCGAAAATAAGCCTAAACTTAGCAAGCAACTTAAGAAGCTAAAAATAGAGGTATCAGACCTTGAGCTTAAGTTCTGGGGTGAAGCTGTAACCGAACTTATTGGGTTATATACAGACGCTGACTATTTCAATGCCTATGACGGTAACCCCTATGACTATGAGTTTGGAGTTAAGTTTTCGGCTGAGTTACCTACCTATGATGAACAAGATGATTGGGCTTTTGATGGCTCATGCAATAATACTGACGGGTGCGGAAATATCACAAGTACCACTATGGCAACCTATGAGGGCTCAAGATATTGCTATATATATAGCGCTGATGGCGAACCTACCGGACGGTTTTACTATTTCAGTCAGCCTACAGGATTCTGTGTTGCCGATTGGTATCGGGTAAGTAACCATGGTGAATACAATGCACCTCTAGCCCTCCTGTTAGTACAATATGGGGTTAAATGGGAAACTATAGAATACACCACAGAAGAGGTAGGAAACCTTGTAAACACTGAGGGCTTCTGGTCTAACTTTGCTTGCGACCGTGTACGCAAATACTATAGCCCTGCCTTTGACTTTGGGGCTGTAGAGTTTAAATATTTGTGTGAGCTTAATTTGGAGGAAGAAGGGCTAATTTATATGGAAAATGAAGGCTGGGTGTCAGAAGATGAGGTTGTATTTTCTGATGAATATGATGAGTATATCTTCAGGGATAACGCTGTTTATGCTGACAACATAGATAGTTGGGTATATGAGGAAGATAGCCAGCTGGACGAGTGCGCAAGCTGTGGAAATCCTATTCATCTTAGCCGAAACTATATCGAAGCTAACGGTTGCGACCATTTTTGCGACCGTGATTGCCTTGAGAATTACTTTGACATTGTCGAATATTAAGGGGGTGAGATTATAGGTGCATTGCTTTCAATGGTGCTAGGTTGTATAGCTATCTTGCTAATCTTCCTAGCGCCTTTTTTATACGCTGTGTACATAGTGTACAGCTTTCTCAGTCTCCTATTCTGGAGGCTTTTTGTTAAAACTGATGAGGACTTAAGGGCAATCATTACAGCCCAAAATATTGTAGTAGTTTTCATCATCATGATACTTTTATATAATACCATAATGAAAGGAGTATAAAAATATGGTACAATCAATTAGTAAGGAGCTCTCAGCATGGCTGGGAGAGGTCAAAGAACAAGGGCGCTTTAGAGGGCGTCTAGCAGAGCTTTTCAGCGAGTTTGGCAAGGGTCAGGATAAACCTATCGACCGAGAGCTAAACGCTATCTCAGAGGCTCTAGGGGTTTCAAAATTTATGGCACTAGCTACCCTTCTAGTAGAAGGCTATACTATCTCAGGAGAAGAGGAAATCAAACCAAAATACTATGAGGTAGTCATAGAAGATGAAAAGCTATATCGTGTACCTAATAAAGGATTGGTACTATTACCGACATCTATTGGGGAAACAGCTGGCTATAGCTCAAAAATCACAGAAAAAGAAGCGGAGGAACTAGAAGAGCATGACAAAAAATATCTACGAAAGATTTGAAAACCTCACAGGGCACACTGTGAACATTTTACACACTGACGGAAAACTTGTAAAGCGTATTGGGGTAAGCGGAAGGTTTGCTCCTTTGCGACTTAAGACTTATTACAAGGATTTGGGGAAAATCCATGGTGTACCCGTGAATACTATCGGATATGGGCTAGAAACTCCTCTATCAGAGCTCAGAAGGCTAGAAAAGTTGGATATAATTGTTTCTCTTGTGACCGCAAAAGAGCTCCACCGATTGGGCTATCAGGGCAGAATGTTTGTACCCTGTGGCAAGCAAATCGGGCAATATGGAGTGAAAGGCTGTACAGCTTTATCACTATACAAGCGCTAAAATGTGAAAGGATTTTAAATAATGAAAGATACTATTTTAAATATGTTAGAAAATGAGCCTCTTGTAAAGAAGGCTTTTTTGTTACTCCTAGAAGAAACACTAGAAGACAAGCAAGATGAGCTCATGAAAGCTATTAACGCTTCATTTGACAAGGGAGAGCCCTATCAGGCACTAGAAGACCGGATTGATAAAATGCTCCATGATGAGTACACAGAAGGGCTTAAAAAAGGCACAAAAGAGGCTGTGTATTGGCTTATGGAGCACTTTCCACTTAGTGAACTAGGGTCAGAGATTGGAAATGTGAAAGGGTTTGACTATCGGGCTCTATTCCTTTATCAGTATGACAAAGAAGGTAACTATTTTACTGATGTAAATAATGGCACAGAAAAATGGGTATCCATTAAGTCAGAGTATCAAGCCTTTGAGAAGAAAATCTTTTCTCGGATTGAGCTAAAGAAACAGCTCCAAAAACTAGAAAAACAAGCTGAGAAGCGAAAAGCTAATCTCAAAGAAACCCTAATATATCGAAAATATACTAATATTGACAGTATCCGTCACAAGCTGGAAAATAAAGTATCTCGTAATATGGCAAATGAGCTCTTAAAGATTGCTTACAGTCTGGGATACAAAAAGCCTGAACACTTTGAGGAATGGGAAGATGTAGGCATGCTCTGTGACTACTATCGCACAAACGTACTAAAAGCCCCTAACTATGGAAATACAATCCTAGAGGTCAACATGCAGAACGTGTTAAGAAAATATTATAATAATGATAGTATTGTAATTGAACACGGAGCACAAGCGCCTAAACTCTCAAAACAGCTTAAAAAAGCAGGAGTTACCGCAACAAATGAGGAACTGATTGCCTTCAAGGAGTTCAAACAGTGGCTAGGCTGTGTTGCTGATGTGTCAAGACCTAATGAGGCCATTTTGCTTGATATGGGAGACTTTACAATCCCTAATAATGTTGATAATTGGGCTTTCCAAGACTCTTGCAATACCTCTGGAAGCTGTGCAGGTAACGGAACAAGCCTAATTTTAAAAGCTATGGGCTATAAATACATGAAACTATACCGCTATGATTTAGACACAGAAGAAGCCAACCCACTTGCACGAGCTTACTTTAAAGCAAAATATGGTGAGCTTGCTCATGCTGGTATGTACTCAGAAGGTAGAAACCATGTAAACAGAATTGGATATACAGCCTATGACTTTACAAGCCTATTGCTTGCAACAGTTTTCAAACGTAAGCTGAAACATTTCAAGCGAATTTTGGGACAAACCCTTGAGTCTGGCTCAGAGTTTGAGGACACATACAATGAGGAAATAAATTATTGGTCTAATATGTCAGGAGCTAACGATTACAAGACACTAGGAACAGCCTCAATACTAGAGGAAGACAGCTATAGTAAATGGGCTGATGAAATCCATGACCTTGACATGTCCATTATCACTAATTATGATGACACGGCAGATAAATTTGAAGCACGGATTAAAGAACTAAAGGAGAAATTTAATGACTAAAATCACAAACACTTTCGAGAACTTACTGACTATGACACAAGGCGCTTTACTTAAGAGCTTACCTGAGTACCTCTCAGAACGCTCTTACAGCGTCATAGCGACCGGTTATTATATCCTAGGGGTATCACCCTCAGAAGACATTCAACCGTGCCTAGTGGCTCATTTAGACACTATAAACACGCACAGAGGGGCAGGCTCTTATAACTACGCAACAAAACAATGGGAAACAGGACAAAAAGCAACGCCAAAAGCAGAAGACCTGATGATTTCTAACAAATATATCACACTGAGCCCAGAAGCTAATCCAAAGCTGGCTTGCCTAGGTGCTGATGACCGGTGCGGTGTGAAAACTATCCTTGATGTGATTGAGGCTGGGAAACGTCCTCATGTGCTCTTTACTACAGATGAGGAAATCGGCTGTGTAGGCTCTAATAAGATTGTCACAGAAGACGATTTGCAAGCCCTATCTGATAGCTCAATGCTCATTCAGATTGACCGGGGAGTCCATGAAGGCTTCTGGAATGAAATGGTATTTTATGAATATGAAGAAAACTCAATCCCTGAAATTCTCACAGAGCTAGAAAAATATTATACCTTAGCTGAGGGCTCATATACTGATGTCGCTGTGCTTGGTCCTGAGTATGACAAACCTATTGTGAACTTGTCAGCCGCTTATGAGAATGAGCACACAAGGAATGAGTTTATTAACTTAGAAGCCTACAAAAAGAACACAGAAGGGCTACTTTCATTCCTAACATGGCTAGAAGGTCAGGACACAGCAGATTGGAAATACACAGAGAAAGCTCCTGTGTGGTCTTCCATTGAAGCTACAGCAGAGGGCTGGGTAAGCTCAGACTATGCAAACTATGACGATAACACTTATCGTGAGTTTGTAAAAGAAGACCTCATGTGTGTTTACTCAGGGGACACAGACGAGGCAATGGACATTATCGAAAACTGCAAAGGGTTTAAGACATGGCTTGGAGTAAGCAACAAGTCTTATCAGCTGTATAAAGACGGAGCTGTGTTAGATAGCCTGAAACAACTTGTGACCGAGCTGGGGTTAGAATATAAACCAGCATAGCAAAGTACAGATAATACACTATAAAGAATATATCCCCTGTGTTATTTCTTTAGTATGCATTAATTGTACTTTAGTAAAATAAGGAAGGATAGTACAGATAATACACTATAAAGAAATATAGCTATGTGTTATTCTTTAACTGGTATTATCTGTACTTTGGTATAGAGAATGAGTAAAAGAATGGTAAGGGTAAAAGATAGCTATCCTGACCGGGAGTTTGTAGGTGTGGAAGCTGTTAACTTGAGGAAGGACGGAGAGTCTGTCTTGTTAGGATTTCCATTAGAATGTTCTATTGGCTGGTATGACAGTGCTTATAGTACCGAGTACCGTTGCTGGTGGATACTAGAGGACTACTTAGAGCCTATAACAACAATCACAAGGAGTAAGTTTAAATGAGTGAAACATACGTAAGGATAAAAGGAGGCTACTATCAAGATGTAATGGTAGGTCAGACAGCTGTACTGGTAGAGAAAAGCTCAGGAGCGCTTGGGGATAGGGATTTAATTGGCTTCCCATTGGATAGTCCTTTCGGCTGGTATGATGGGGACATGAGCACAAGTTATAATTTATGGTACATATCGGAGGAATACCTAGAGCCTGTGCGAGTATTTTCGCACAATAAGTTTAAGTGAGGTATGACATGAAAAGATTTAAAATCGGAGATAGAGTGGTTGTGTTAGATAACTTTAATAGAACAGCTATAGGGAAGGTAGGTATTATAATAGCCAATAGAGACATGGGACATGTAGTAGGCTTCTTCTGTGAAGGTGTGGTGACAAATTATGAGCTGGAGGATTGGTTATATAAATATCAGGGATTAAAAGCTACTTGGTGGTTTGACTCTAGGGGATTAGAGCTTTCTAATAATTATACAAAGACCAAATTTAGATAGGGAGGTAGCTATGACTAGAAGACTTAAAGTAGGTGATAAGATAAGGCTTAAGCCACATACTGAGTTAGGACTAACGGAATATACATGGGGCACTATTATAGTTGATGATATTGACCCTAATACAGAATATCCATACAGAGTCAAGATTATGACTACTCCTTCTGATGTAAGTATAGACAGTCTTTGGAGTAAGGAAAGTGATGGGTATTCATCATGGGTGGCTAGAAATGAATATGTAGACTCTCAGTTTACTAGCAATAAATTTAAGTGAGGTATAAGATGTTAAAAATTGGAAATAAGGTAGTAGTCACAGAGAGCTGTGATAATGGAATTTCAGTTGGTAAAGTAGGAGAAATCGTTGATACATGGGCAGGACAATATCTTGTAGGATTTTATGAGGAATTGCCAAAGACAAATGAGACTTTGTTTTATCACAAGCTATATACTAATACGGCTATACAGTCAACTTGGTATATTCCTGCTCATTGTGTTAGGAGTTCTTTATCAAAAAATAAATTTGTGTGAGGTGTGCTATGTTTGAACAAGGACAAATAGTATTAGTTACAAGAGATTGGGAAGATAATAATACAAGAGGAAAACTAGGTAAGATAGTAGACATTTGGGGCTCTTACTATAAGATTGGCTTCTTTGAGGAACTTAATAAAACTACTGGAGACACGAAGGCTTATCAAGAAAGATATGGTTCAATAAAATCAACTTAGTGGGTAAAGGACTATGCACTTAAGAAAGCTATGACTAAAAATAAATTCAAATAATTTGCAAAAAGGTATTGACTTTATAAAACTAAGGTGTATAATGGAATTATCGGCAGGAGAAAGGAGAGAATATGGAATATATTAAAATACCTGCAAATGCGTTAGACCAAATTGAGAACAAAGCAGAGCTTGTCTTGTTTGGTCTTTATTATAGTCAAATTTCAAGAGGTCAGATGGAGAACTACTTTACACAGGAATATGTGTATGACATTCTCAAAATGAACTCAAGGACTTTCACAGCTGGTATCAAGAGCCTTTATGACAAAGAGCTCCTACGCTGGGGCTGGGGAAGACGAGACGGGGCAGAGTATTGGGCACGAAAAGTTATGCCTGACAAGCTCTATTGGGATATTGAAGAAGCAAACAGCAACTACCTAGCAATGCAGACTTGGTGGGCTGGTAAGCTCAGATTGCCTTATAACGCTCTTGTGTTCCTATCAGCTTTCAACGCTCAGGCTAGACAGGAAGGCAAGCTAGGAGAGGACTACAGCTTTGCACCAGCTAAGCTAGATGAAATCGCCTCTGTGTTTAATATGAGCCGGTCAACACTGACAAACACACTGAGCCTACTAGAAGAGCTTGGTATCCTCACACGGAAACGTGTAGTAGGGCAAGGAGTATCAATCACTGTGAATGGACTATTCTTACAGCAAGAAGCCCCTACAGCACAGCAAACAGCAGAGCTTATCTACAGTATCATGCCTGAGAACAGCCTAATCAAAGGGGCTATCACGTTTGAGAAATCAGACAGCTGGTACTGTGAATATAAGGAGACTCTACACCCCACTAACAAGACCGTGGATAGCACTAAGCTACAGCTTGTTAAATCGTGGCTACGCTCCCTAAAACGCTCTTGTAACGACGTTTTCATGGCTTTGGTAGATATTATGCGCCCTTGTGTAAACATGATTACAATACCACTCAGAAGCACACAGGAGAAGCTGGCTCTTGCCGGTGTACCTGATGAGCTCTATAATGAGCCTATCCAAGTACAGAATGTTTCACATGAAACATTTAGCACAGAGAGCGACAGTGACGAGCCTGTGACCTCATATATCGGTTGGTTTGAGATTGTCAAGTATCAGGGCAAGAGATATGCTGAAATCCCTGTAGAGGGCACAGAAGGCAACCTACACATGTCTCTAGTAGAAATCCCTGACCTTGTAGAAGACCAAGATGATTATGAAGATTGGTACAGCTATGCAGAACGAGGTGAAAGTGACCTGTGGGTTAAGAAGACAGAAGAACTTGACCGAGAAATGCTAGAAGAAGAACTGAAATATCCTGGAGGTCACGGAAATGCTTTCCGTAGGAAACATGGCTTGCCTGAGATTGACATGTCCTATAACCCTTATGATATTGAGGCTGATGAGGACGCTCAGGCACTTGGGATACATTGGATAGGAGAGGAAAATTGTGACGATTAACATTTTTATTGAGGAGGTACTGGCTAAGAACTTTAGTCCTGATGATGAGGTAAAAGTGGGACTTAATTACAAGTTTACCAACGAAAAAGACCCTAAGAAGCGATTTGCAAGGGACTTTGTGGAAACCTCAATCAGTCTGAAAGCTCTTAAAAAGTATCTAGGCTCACAGAGGAAGAAAGCAGAGCTCTATGTCTGTCCTACACCAATCAAAGGCAAGAAACGCCTTAAGGAGAACGCACAGGAGACCTACCTTGTGTTTATGGATATTGACGGTGCAAGAGTTCCTGAAAAGTATTTCAAGCCTAGCTATATCTGGGAAACTAGCCCTAAAAAGTATCAGGGAGTATGGATTTTAGACAATCCGCTAACGCCTGATGAGCATGAGAAGGTGGCTAGGACACTAGTTAAGAAATATGGCTTTGACAAGACTAGCTCTGACATTGTGCACTACTACCGAGTACCTCAGACAGTCAATCACAAGTATAAGAGTGACTTTAATATCACAGGATTGCAAGGTGAGGGAACAGTGTTCCGCAAGTCAGAGTTTATCAAGCGTCTCAAGAAATTCTTTAAACAAGCTAAGACAGCTGTGGCTGAGACTGGTGAGATTAAGAAAAGACGCTTTGACCTGAACGAGCTACTTGACCGCTATGACCTGACCTCTGTGTTTGATAACAAGGTAGTAGGAACTGACCGGAGCGAGTATTGCTTCCTGATTGAGCAGAAAATGATTAATGCAGGAGCAAGAAAAGAAGAGGTCTACTTTGTACTCCTAAACTCAGATATTGCCATGAGCAAGTATAAGACTGAGAAAGCCTTGCAAAAGGAAATTCACAGGGTGTTTGCCAAGCTAGAGCCTGACAAGCGACCTAGTGACAGAATGTCTTCCTTTGGTAAAGTACACACAGGAGGGGTTACAAAGGCTAACAATGAGAAGGTCAAAATCCTAGCCCTCAAAGACATTGAGGAATGGGACGGTAAGGATTTCTGGCTGATTGAGGGTCTGTGGGCTAATCACTCAGTAGGTATCATTGGAGCACCTTCTAAGAGCTTTAAATCGACCCTAACGCTTAATATGGCTGTGTCAGTGGCTACAGGACGAGACTTTGATGGCCACAAGGTTAAGCAGGGTGGAGTTCTCATTGTGCAAGGGGAAAATAACCCTAGCATGGAAAAGGCTAAGCTCAAAACCATGGCAGGCACAGAGGACTTACCTATCTATTACACAGAAGCTCCTGTGTTCTTAGACCGGATACATCATCTAAAGTTCTTTGTTAAGAAGAATGACATTAAGCTACTAATACTAGACCCTATGTACCTACTTTTTGGCTCTGGTGACATTAACAAGCACCAAGATGTGGCTGATAGGCTACGGGCAGTATCAGAGTTTCGTGATGAGACAGGTTGCTCTGTGATTATAGTACATCACACACGTAAGATTGAGCGAGGAGGTAAGGTAGGTACAAGCGACTTATATGGCTCTACTTTTATCGAAGGCTGGTATGAAAGTATGATTACCTTGCAACGTAAAGGAGCTACTACCTCTAAGATGACGACTTATTTCCGTAACTTTAGGTCTGGTGATGTTTATATCCTACAGGTAGATGACCCTAGAGGTGCTAAACTACAGTACCTAAGCGACGAGGAAGCTGATTTTGGTCAGCTAATCAAGAAAGGTCCTGATAAATGATAGTATATGATTATTATTGTAAGGATTGTGAAAAAGAATATGAAACTATTTTAGACCATGTTCCCTATGAGTGTGAACACTGTGGGGGATATGAACTAACGATAACATGGAGGGCGAAAGCTTATGACTGAAAAACAAGTAGTGCCAAAATATATGGCAGATTGGTTGAAATTCTGCAAAGATAATGGGTTTAAACTTTTAGAGGGAATGTCTCCCTATGCTTCTGCAATGGAGGAATACCTAGATAATTTTGAAGGTGACATTCAGGAAGTCTTAAAGTGGATTAGACATAACCCAGATGAGTTTGCTAGGGCTTGAGTAAATGGCTATGGGGTTGATAAACCTACTAAATACTCAGTGCAGATTAAAGGGGTAAAATACACTTATGCATACCTCAAGTATAGTAGTAAACATAACTATTGGTATTTTAGTGACGCTACAGTAGGAACTACCTTTAGTATCTATCACACAAAAGAGGATTTAGAAAAAGCCGGATTTGGCTGGGTATTCTCTTGTGACGGTGTAGAAGTAAAGGAGTTATGAATATGATACCAAAATATCGAGCATGGGATATAGAGTTTGAAAAGATGGTGCAAGTGAATACACTGTTTTTAGATGAGCAAACACTTAAAGTTACCTATGAAAATGGTGGTGTGGCAAAAGATGATATAAATTACTATGTACTTATGCAGTCAACAGGGCTCAAGGACAAGAATGAAAAAGAAATCTTTGAAGGTGACCTGATTACAGAAACAGGAGTTTTTAACAGCATTGTGAAATATGGCAAATGGGATTATGAAGAAGATTTTGGGACTGTATCTGAGTCTATAGGATTTTATATAGATAATTCTTATGATGGTACTATTTGGTATGAACCTTTTAGGTATAATGATGTGCAGAGCCATTTTGAAGTAGTCGGGAATATTTATGAACACAAAAATATGGTAGGATATGGAGATAAAAATGAATAAAATGAAGTTAACAGCAAGCATGATTGTTTTAGCAGGGCTCTTGGTAGCTCCTAATGTATTGGCAAGTGAGGTTGCTAAAGAAGGTACTCAGATTAAGGTCACAGAGCCTGAAATCACATACAGCTCAGAAGCGGCTGAAACTTATGTCAACAAAGACCTGACATACCACACAGAAATCCCTGATGAGGTAGAGATTAACGAGGGTGATACACTCACTTATACTCTACCTGAACAGCTTCAATGGACAACTACACAGGAATTTGATGTGACTAGTCCTGAGGGTAATGTTGTAGGACGTGCAGTGGCTTCTAATGAAACTCAGTCAGTTACAACCACGTTTAACAGCTACTTTAGTGAACACCCTCTTGACAAGAGCTTTGACATGACACTCAAGACTATGTGGAAAAAAGAAGTAGTCACAGATCGTGAAAAGTATGACCTCAATTTCAATGGCACTATTGTGAAGCAGGCAGAGGTTAAGCCTCAGACACCAGCAAATTCACAGGAAATTGTTGCCAAGTGGGGTTGGCAAGATAAAGATGACCCTTCTATTGTGCAATGGGGAGGACGAGTGAACTTTGTCAAACACCACCTCACAGATGTAAATGTATCAGACACTTGGGACGATAACAATGAGTATGTTGAGGGCTCTATGCGTATCTTTGAGCTCTCATCAGCAGAGCCTTGGGTTGGTATTCGTGAAATCCCTCTCTCAGAGGTTAATGTTCAGTTTTATAAGAACGGCTTTAAGTTCAGTATTCCTGATGTGACTAACATTATCAGTGTGGAATACAAAACACGGCTCAAAAACAAACTACAAAATCCTGTGAACGTGCTGAGCTTTACAGCCATGGGACAGGAATACAGCTTTGAACGTGAAATCACAGTGGCTAATGCTACAGGCTCAGCTAAAGGCAAGGTTCGACCATTCACTTATGATGTGCCACCAGCTCCTATGTACGACATTCCAGAATTTGAGGGAGGTGTAGTCCCAAATGACCCTCCTGTGTTGGATAAACCAGAGCTGAATATTGATGATATTGAACAAACACCACCAGCACCAATCTTTGAGCTTCCTGAATGGCAAGGTGGGACTACACCGCTTGACCCTCCTACAATGGACAAGCCTGAGTGGAACGGAGGCGTAGTGCCTAACGACCCACCAGTATTAGATATTCCAGAAATTAACATTGATGATGTACCAGTTTTACCTCCTGCCCCTGTGCATGAGTTACCAGAACTGGAAATCCCTGATGTACCTACAGAAGAGCCTAAGACACCTCCTACACAAGGGGAGCTTCCTCCTGCAAGTGCTGAGGTTAAGTCACAGGACAAGAAGGTATTGCCTAAGACAGGTACAACAGACGATTTGAAGTTTTTAGCAATCGGAGTTTTGGTAGGTGTAGTTATCTATCTGCTGGTAGCACTTAGTAAACGTAAATAGGAGGATAAATGGCTAAGGAATGGAAATACCTATATATTCAGAAGTCATGTGTGAAGTTCTTTGCTAAAAAGAACTATGTAGTGCTTAATTTACCTAACATGGAAAAGGCTACAGTAGCCTATGTGCCTAGAAAGCTTATCAAAAATGTATATGACGCAGGTAATGGGTATTTCCTTAAATTATCCTACCTAGATGAAATGTACTTTAGGGGTTCTGAGGCTGATAGTGGCTACTGGCGTGAGACTTTACTTAGAATGTCTACTGTGAAGAATAGCTTAATACACATGCATAATCATGTGGCAGAATGTATAAGACTTGCCAATGAGGCAGAAGAAAGACGAGGAATGAAATAATGAAGAAATTTATGGCTTGGGTACTAGGAACAGTAATCACTTTACTGTTCTGTGTACCTGCTAGTTTTGCAATGTATATCGCTATGGGAAGCCTGCTTGCTCCTGAGCTGGTTAAAGTAGGTCCTGTGATTGGTATTATCAGCTTCCTATCATCTGTAGTATTCTACTTTGCAGGAGCTATGATGGGCACAGGAGCTTACTATACACTGACAGGACGGTAATATGAAGAAAAGAGATTTAATGGTGCTTGCCAAACGGCTATCAACGGTAGAGCTCTTTTCCTTAGATATTGAAACCACAGGGCTAGATAGGTACAGGGACAAGATAGTCTCTGTGCAAATCAGCTATGACTTTAACGGGAAGGAATATGACCATTTCATCTGGTGGGAACAGTACACTAAAGAAGAATGGCAAGCCTTCCTAAAAGCCATAGCTAAGCTGAACATGGTTACTCATAATGGTAAGTTCGATATTCTGTTCCTATATGTTCACACAGGAGTATTCATGGAGCTTTACATGGATACACAGGTGCTGGCTCATGTCTCTGGTGAGGTAGAGCTTGGCTTGAAGCCTCTTGTGGTAAAATATTTTGGTGATGATTACGATGTAAGCAAGGAAATCAAAGTCTCTGGTAAGCGAGACAGCCTAACTACACTCAAAGGATTTATCACAAAGTATTTCACAGGAGTAGAGCTTGTCATGGAACAGACTACTGAGGAAAATGCCAAGGCTTTCTTGTCAGAACTAAAAACCAAGGCACAGAAGAACGCTTGTAACCTCATTGACAATGAGGACGGAACATTTGATGTAACCAGAAAATGGGTACACAAAGACCGTACAGCAATGAATAAGTTAGCTCAGCAGGTCTATGATGAACTTGAGGGTGATATACTTATCTCAGGAGTGTCCGTAGAAGCCTCTGATAGGCTCTGTAAGGCGTTTGAAAGTCTGGATAGTACAATAATACTAGAGACACTAAAAGACGTGACACAGGGGCTTGTAGAGGCTAATAACAAGAAGCTAGTTGTCTATGGAAAGAAGGACACACGATATACGCTTAAGCTAGTGCCGATATTCAAGAAAATCATCAAGAAATACAAGATGATTAAAGTATATAAGCATGAAATGAGAGCCTACAAGGCTTATGCTATCATTGAGAAACAAGGTATCTACTTAGACCCTAACAGAAGCAAGGTCAGTGAACAGCTAAAGGCTGAGTACACAGAGTACCTTGAAGAGCTCAATGAGGTGGCTGAAATCAACTGGAACTCAACACAGCAGGTAGCCAAGGTCTTTTTTGGTAAGAAGGGCGCTCCTGTGATTATAGATGGGAAAGAAGTCGGTAAATCGCTAGGACTGAAATCAGTGAAGAAGAGTACCTCAGGAAATCCAAGCACAGATGATGAAACTCTTGTGGAGCTATCCGCTGTGAGTGAGGTTGCTAAGAACCTGAGAGAGTACAAGAGATTGACTAAGCTGGATACGTTTATCAAGTCATGGGACGAGATAGCGGTAGACGGGCAAATTCACCCTAGCTTTAATATCACAGCTAGGACAGGAAGGACAACCTGTTCAAACCCGAACCTTAAATATGCTGAGGGCTCGTAAAACCTTGTGAAAACGGTGAACGCTGAGATTGCCAATACCGTGCCAAGCCTCACAGAGGAAGGTGTAACGACTAAGAAACGCTTAATGCGGAGTAACACGAGCGCAAGGATTGGTTATTTAACCAATATGATATAGTCTGAACTTATAGGAAATGAACTATAAGAACTAGGGGATAAAGAGCTCCTAGGGTAACAGGGATTGTCAGCAAGTCCCACAAAATAGCAATGTGCGCGGAATTATCTATGCTAGACCGGGCTACAAGATTATTGAGTGCTTTAGTGGAGACACAGAGGTACTCACAGAGAAGGGTTGGCAGAAACTGCCTGAGTTAGATAAGTCGCTTAAGGTTGCTCAGTATGATATTTCTACACGAACTATTGACTTTGCTAAACCTTTAGAGTATATCCACCACAAGGACAGAGAGACTTATTACTATGAAGATAGGGATACAAGCCTATGTGCTACTAGAGGACATAATATGCTCACACTTTGGGGTGTTCATAAGGACATAAACAAGTTAAGGTTTGATGAAGTGAAGTTCTCAAGAGGAAATGCCTTCATAAATGCAGGGCTGTATGAGAATGGTGCAAAGAATGAAGCTGTATCTAGGTATATTGCTATGTTCAATGCAGATGGTTCACAGAGTCCTGAGGGGCATGTAACTTATTGCTTTACTAAGGAGCGTAAAGTCGAGCGTTGCAGAGTTGTTTTAGATAATCTTGGAGTAGATTATAACTACAGAATATATAAGCGTAAGAGTGGTGTATTAAATCATGTCTTCTATGTAGGTAAATATACAAATCAGTATATTGAAAAGTACACAGGAAGAGATAAGGTCTTGAAGTGGAACTGCTTACACGAACTTGACTTGGAAGCCTTTGTTGATGAGAGTGCCTATTGGGACGGAACAATCAAAAAGGGTGGAGGAGTTCGGGTTACTACTACAAAACTACAAACAGCCGAGGTAATACAAGCTATGTGTACTCTTACTAACAGAAAATGTACTGTTAGGGAAGATAGGTATAACTATGAGAAGACAAAAGGTAAACATTCTATAAATTATTATGTGAATTATACACTTAAGGGTAACGCACCCATAACTTATATGAATGGTGAACAGGTTGATTTTAATAGTGCTACCGTACAAGACGTGTACTGTGTAACAATGCCTAAGGGTACTATGGTTATCCGTAGGGGTAATAAAGTATCTATCCAAGGCAACTGTGACCTGAGCCAGGCTGAGCTTCGAGTAGCCGCTGACTTTTCAGGTGATGAAAACATGATACATGCCTATCAATCTGGAAGTGACTTACATAGTAAGACTACAGAGCTCATGTTTGGAGATACCTCAGGATTGTCAAAAGACGAACAAAAACGTAAGCGAACCTACTCGAAATCTTCTAACTTCGGATTTTTATACGGTATGCAAGCAAAATCGTTCGTAAATTACGCAAAAACCTACGGATTGGACCTCTCACTCAAAGAAGCTGAGGAGTTCCGAAGTAAGTTCTTTGAAGCTTATCCTACCCTACTTATATGGCACAGAAGGAATATTGACTTTGCTAGTAATAAGGGATATGTAGAAGCTCCATCAGGTAGGAAACGCTTCCTAAGAGATATTTGGTCTGATTATTGGGCTAAGAAGTCCTCAGCTGAAAGACAGTCACTAAACTCGGCTGTGCAAGGCTTTGCTAGTGACTGCTGTATTTCAGCTTTAGCGGATATAGTCTTCTCAGATGAGCTAGACCACACAAGAGCTAGAGTATTGGGCTCTGTGCATGACGCAATACTTGTAGAAGCTAAAGAGGACTATGCAGAAGAAGCCTCTCAGATAGTAAAAAACCACATGGAGAACCCTTCCTTGTTTAAGCTACATAAGCTCTGTGTTCCAATGGTGGCTGATGTAGAAATCGGCAAGGGCTGGGGTCTTCACTAAGGGGGAATAATGATAGAAGAATACTGTAATAAATGGGGAATACTCCCTGAGTGCCTACACATTGTAGAATGTTTGGAAGGCAATGAGCACTACACCTATGCTGGAGGAAATGTCAATGCCGCTAAGGAAGGCGACTATATCGTGGTCACAGATGACCTGCTCACCTTCTCTGTGCGAAAGGTTACTGATGTGTTCCAGAACAAAGAGGTAGTAAAGGCTATCCTGAATGGAGACCCTGATGTCTACCCTATTGTGCAAAATGTCTCAAGTGGTGTTAAGTGCCTGCTCAGAACAGCTGACAAAGTAGCTGATAATGACAGACTCAACACCATGCTAAAGGAGCGCTTAGGAGTTACTCTCAATGAGGTAAACAAGGCTCTAAAGGAGTTTAAGCATGATAATCTGGGATAAGAATTGCTACACAGAGAAGGAATACCGTGACATTAAGAAACAAAATCGAAAGGCTTTCTTACTAGACCCTGAGGGCTACTGTGAAAAGCAGAAGGAGTTCAATCCTAAGTATGTCCTAGTCACAGACCAGAATACCTACTACATGGATAACTGGGTCAAAGGCACAGGGTATATTAAGAAGGAGCTGGGGGATAATGTAGGACGATATTGGTCAGCCATGGAGGTATTTAACCTCAAACATGCCTTACCTAAGAACTATGTATCTCTTAAGTTCTCTGTGGACGTAGGAGATAATATCCTTGTAAGATATATCTCACATACCTGTATGTTTGAGTGTATGATTAGGGAGACTACCCTGAACTACAAAATTTATTTTGGTGATAAAAAGGAAATTGAGGAGGTGGTACTTTAATGCCTAAGACAAGTATCAAAATGCAAATTGAGCTTCCTAAGGAGCTTTCAGACAACTTACTGACTATCTCAGGGTATTTAGGGATTAAGCGTAACGAGGTAATCGCTGACGCTTTACGTGAATACTCAGAGCGTGTCACACCTAATGCACAGGAATATGAGCGCAAGCTCTCAGAATACAAAGAAATGCTACAGAAAGAGCTGTTCGGAGTAGAAGCTCCTGTGAAAGATGTCGATGTAATTGAGTCAGATGAAGAAGACTTTGAAGAAGATGACCTAGATGTAGAAAACTTTATGAAGGAGCTTAAACTGAAATGACAGTAAACAAAGACAGCTCAGTAGGTATCACAGAAGACCTGATTACAAATATCATGAACCTCTGTGCCTCTGAGTATCACATGAATATCCTTGTACGGAAATATGAGGATAAGCTCTCATTCTGGTATGCAGATAATGCTAAGGAAGACCAAGATGAGATTATGAAAGTAGACGAAGCTCTAAGAGAGACTGAGCTACTTTTAAAAGAAACCACAGAAAACCGACGTAAGGCAATGAAGCTGTTGAAGGAGCAGGCTAATGAGGAAGGTAACCCTGATATGTGGTGTCTTCTAAAGCACATGTTCACAGCCGTTATCACTTCCTTTGAGGTATGGCAGGTAGACCTATCTAACCTTAAAGCTAAGTATGGCTTTATTGAGCAATCACGAGCAATGAATAAGGTGCTTGCAATGTTCCTAGGATTCCCTGTGACACCGTGCTCAGCCTGCCTTACAGACCAACTGGAACAGGAAGGAAAGTAGCAATGGCAATAGGAGATATTCTTGATTTAATGAGTCCTTATGCTCAGTGTGAGATTGCCTACTATCGGAATGATGACACTGTAGTGCCTTACTGTTACCGTTTTGATGGCTTTACAACACAGAACACAAAGGAGTTTAAGCTACTGAACAAGACTATCCCTGTGAAAAAGATTACTACAAGAAACCATGTAATCATGCTGATTGTAACACAGGAGGAGCTAATTGGTAGTTGAGATTGTAACAAACCCCTACTACTTATCAACAAAGAATACACGAATAAATGTACTGGCACAGGTGAGAGAGTTTAAGAAGACTCTTGAAAGCTATGGTGTTGGTTATAAAGTAGTGGAGCTTGGTGATGAGCACAAGGAGTTCTTATATGAGATTATGGAGGAGGACTATTATAAATTAGTAAGATTTAAAGGTCCTATGCCTGACTCATTTGAGGAAATGTTAGAAAAGCCTGAGTTTATGAGAAATTCCTTTGTGATTGACAGGGATAAGTTTAAGATAGGCTTCGTAAACTCAGAGGAAGACCCCTATAGTATGTCTGTGTTCAAACCACGGACTATGAAGCGGTCTTCAATATTGGATAGCCTATCAGCAGTATATTATGATAAAGGAGTCTCATGAACAGATATAGTATTTCACGGGTAAACACCTACTTAGAAAATCCATGGAAGCATTGGTGCAAGTATATTGCAAAATATAAGCCAAAAGAAGGCAAAATCAACACTGTGTATATGGATAGAGGAACAGTCATGCACCGTGTCATGGAGCTTGTAGCTACAGGCACAGATAGCAAGGAAGCACTAAAGCAAGCCTCTGTTGTAGACTTTGCACAGGAAAGTATTGACGGAGGGATTAGAGCCTCTGAGCGCTACTTTGAACACTTCGGATTTGAAGGACTATTTAAGACTACTGAGGTTGAGAAAGAGATTACTCTTGACATTTCAGAGGAAGTTGGTCTTGGCACAGAGGTAGGGTTTATTGGCTATGTGGACGCAGTTCGGACTAATGAAGACGGCTCTGTGACCTTGGTTGACTATAAGACGTATAGCACAAAACCTGCACAGGATAAAATGGTGCTATCATTACAGGCTAACATGTATATGTATGTCATGACTAAGCTAGGCTACAATGTGCGAAATTTTGTGTTTGAATGTATCAATCCTAAGGAGAAGCTGGTAGGTAGAGCCTACAAATACCTTGCTATTGATATGCCTTACCGTGAGGCTCTGTGTGATGAGTTCTTTGAGCAGTTCTGTATGTTGGTACGAATGATTGAGCAAAATCCCGAGTTCAAAATGTATAAATATGGTGACTACATGCCTGACATCTATGATGAACTATTCAAGGTATGGCAAGGAATTGTCACAGAGGACTTTGATACCTTTGTAGCTGAGAACTTTTTGGAGGAAGATTGATATGTGGAGAGAACTTCTTTCAGGTATCATGGGAGTATTGTTAATCTTAGCCTGCACACTTGTAGTTGGCTCAGGAGTATTACTTCTACTTATCTATGTGAAAACACCACTACAACTACTCTTTGTAGGATTGGGACTTGTTGTGTTTTCACTAGGAGTTATTGGAATTTTATTGAGGGACTGATATGTGGAAATACTTGTTTGCCGTAGCCCTAGGCTTTATAATCGGGGCACTAGCTTACTCATACCATATTCAAGAGCACACAATGCCTATTGAGGAGGTTGAGCAGAGCTATATCACAAAAGATAATGGAGCTGACTTAGCTAAGAAAGCTTACTTTGAAGGAAGAAAAGACCAGCAGGAAGAAGACCTAGAGCTTCGTTCAGCGGTTCAGGAGGCTAAAAATGGAGGAAATTAGAAATCCTCAGCGTTACACACAGAAGGGTAATAAAATGGAGTGCTGGGACTTCTGGCTACACTATGGGTTAAACCCTCTTATTGCCTCAGCTGTGAAATATGTATGGCGCTATAAGGATAAGAATGGGAAGCATGACCTTGAGAAAGCTCTTGTGTTCCTGCACAAAGCTAGGGAAGAGGCTGATAGAGTATATTACTCTGTGTCTTGTGCAAAATTCCCTGAGTTTGAGGAGTATAAGGCTATGACCTATCCTCAGTATTTGATTATTGCTAATTCTGTACTCACAACTGAGGCAGAAAGTTATCTACTGGGTATTGATAATATGATTACCCTTATTAACAAATTGATTGGAGAAGAATATGACATTTATTAAGAAACACCTTGGAGCTATTGTAAGCGTAGTATTGGCTATTGGAATTGTAATCAACGGAGTAGAGCTTCGTGCTACTAAAGCTGAGTTTGCTAAGCTAAAGAGGGATACAGAAGCCCGTGTGACTAAGATTACAAAAGCTACTGAAAACTACGGTAAGAAGCTTGATGAAGCTCTTGAGGCTAATACCAAGGTTAATAAGAGCCTAGATGGGCTTATTGCTTCCTTAAAGGCTAAGTACGTGGATAACAAGGAGGGACAATAATGGAATACATTATTATTGGGATAATGTTCCTAGTAATGCTGTTAATGTTCTTCTGTGACATTGGTAAGTACAGTGGCTATCCTAAGGAGTCCCTAATCCGTGTGCGCTATAAGGACACAAAATACTCATTTGGGACACAGGCAGTCAACGGGGATTGCGTAGATATGTATGTTCCTTATGATATTGAGTATAAGGCAGGAGATACAGTCAAGGTTGACTTTGGAGTAGCAATGGAGCTACCTGTAGGCTTTGAGGCTCATGTGTATCCACGCTCAAGTACATTTAAGAACACAGGGCTGTTACTAACTAACTCTGTAGGTATCATTGATAATGACTATAACGGTGATGATGATACTTGGGGAGCTATGTTCTATGCCACACGGGACGGAAAGCTTGAAGCTGGTCAGCGTGTATGTCAGTTCCGTATCTTTAGAAATCAGCCTGACCTCATTTTCTTACCAGTAAAACACTTAGGTAATGAGAATAGAGGTGGCTATGGCTCGACGGGTAAATAGGAAGTTGCCGTGGGTGAAGTTCCGTGATACTGAAATGGCTTATGGAAGCAGGCTCACCCTCAGGGCTTTCTACAGGTATAACAAAGGGCGTAATAAGATATATGTCTATAAGAAAGACGGATACACGCCTGAATTTATCATTAATAACACAGGACACATTAACTATGATTGGGGAAGAAGTAACCTAAGAGAATATGGTTCAAGTACCATTTTACAATTTTATGTAAAAAATGATGAATTTTTTGTAAAAATTTAGCAAAAGGTATTGACTTACTCCAATCCCTGTGATACACTATATTAGAACTAAACAAAAAGGAGATATTACAATGAAACTTAAATCATTGTCTATGGTACGCCTACACCAAATGACCGTACTTTTCGGAAAATCTGGGAGTGGAAAGACAAGTGTGATTAACTCACTTCCGGGTAAGACACTCATTATTGATACTGACCGAGGTTTAGCCTCTGTGAGTCCTACTGATAATGTTGATGTAGCTGAGTGTTACAACTGGGAAGACATTCTTGAAGCATTTGCAATCGCTAAGACAGGCGATTATGAAAGCATTGCTGTTGACCACTTTACAAATGTCCAAGAAATGTGCTACAAGCATATTATGGAAAAATACAAAGTGGATAAAATGCAAATCCAGCACTATGGAGAAGCTTCTCCATTGCTTAAAGGTCTTGTTGACCAGCTGGTCGGTTTTAGTTATGATGGCAAGAACGTACTTGTACTTGCACAGGAAATGAGCATTAACGTTGAAGAAGACGAAGGAGAAGATGTCCCACGGGTAATCTGTCCTAATGTATCACCAGCTGTTCGCTCTTACTTGCAAGCCTCAGCACGAATTGTAGCGCATACACAGAAGGAAAACAAGAAGACCTTTGAGAATGGCAAGAAGTCCATTGAGGAAGTTTACATTGCTCAGGTAGCAGGAAACCCTATCTTGACTACTAAGGTCACACGCAAGCCGGGAATTGAAATTCCTAACAAGATTAAGAACCCTACATGGGCTAAGCTCACAAAACTTATCACAGGAGAGACTGCTAAAAAGGTTAAACCTGCTAAAGAGGAAGAAGCCCCTGTGACAGAAGAAAAACCAAAACGCAAACGTGCTACTAAGAAATCAGAAGAAAATAATAAATAGGAGATATAATCATGTCAAAAATCAAATTTACAGCAGAAAAGAACAAAGGACTTTCATTTACTTACACAGAAGGTACATTTACAGTAGTTATCCAAGCCTTTGAATGGGTAGAGCCATCAGGTCAAGGCAAGAAGCCTTACTACAAGGTAACATTCCGTGGAGACTTTGGTACTGATACTAAGACTTATGGCTTCCGTATGTTTGATACAGCATTTGGTCGCTCAGATTTGTATGACCTTGCAGAGGCTGTAGGACTTGACCCTAAAGGTGAAATGGACACAGAGGACTTTATTGACCGCTATGTGAACATTACCCTTGAAGAAGGCGAGCTTTACAATGACAAGCCTCAATGGGAGGTGGTAGCGATTGAACCTGCTGGTGATGTCGAAGATGACGAAGACGAT